GCCGGCCCGCTGCCGCCGACCCCGCCGGATACCGGCTGGCGAAGGATATCGCTAAAATGAACGCGGAAGAGCGGCAAGCAGAGCTGGATGAGATAAGCCACACCCTCAATGAGATTGAGGCGCGGAAACGTTCCTACGGCAAGCAGGAAAGGGTTCTGATCGCTTACAAGAAGCAGCTTGAAAGGGTTTTGCGGAATGGATAAGCGGTTTTCCATTCTTACCGATGACCTAAGCCGCTGCATGATCTGTGGACGGCGGCAGCATATTGACAAGCATGAAATTTTCTTTGGTTCTCTACGAAAGAAGAGCATCAAATACGGCCTTGTGGCTCCTTTGTGTCACGAGGTGCACCATCAGGGCACCGATGGCGTACACGGTAAGAATGGCAGGGAACTGGATCTTCATTTGAAATGGCTGGGGCAGATGGCTTTTGAAAGGGAGTATCCGGAGCTTGACTTCAAAGAAGAATTTGGGAGGAATTATTTATGATTAACAAGATTGTAATTATTGGTCGATTGACGAGGGATCCGGAGCTGAGAACTACTCAGTCCGGCACAGCTGTTGCGAATTTCACTGTAGCCTGCGAGCGTGATTTTGCGGGCAAGGGCGGAAATAAGGAGACGGATTTTATCCCGGTTATCGTCTGGAAAGGACAGGCGGAAGCTTGCGAAAAATACCTCTCCAAGGGGAGACTGGTTGGCGTGGAAGGGCGGTTACAGATTCGCAGCTATGAAGACAGCAAAGGCGTTAAGCGCACCATTGCGGAGATTGTGGCAAGCAGCGTGCAGTTCTTGTCTTCCAAGAATGATGGAAACAGCAGTGCTTATGCTGCGGAGGAACTGGACGAGATGGAGCCGTTGGATGACATTCCTTTTTAAGAGGTGACCATGCTTTTGAAAGATTACAAAACGCCGGAGGGTCGAATCGTTAAAGTTGATCATGGGGATCCTCCGGCATCCCCTTGCCGGGTACGAAAAATGACGAAGAAAGAGCGCGAGCATTACGGAAAAGCCGAGAATAAGCCTCTGCCGATGCAGTTGAGGATCAAGAAAGACAGTTTGGAGAAGGGGACAACATGGGGAACATGAACGGCTGTAGCTTTGTTTTAGATTTGGACATGAATAGCCGGTACAGTTTAAATAAAATCTATGCCGGGTCTCATTGGTCAACGAGAAAAGCGGATGCTTCGATGGTGCACCAGATGGTTGGTTGGACATTGAGGCAGGCGGGCATTGCGGACAGATGCTTTGAAAATCCGGTTCGGATCGAATTGTTTTATAACTGCAAATTAGATATCGATAACTGCGGCTGGATGTCAAAGATGATCATTGACGGCCTCAAGGGGCATTTGATCGTAGATGATACGAAAAAATACGTGCGATATGTTGGGCAAGGGTTCTGGGATGGTGCCGGGATCCTTGTGGAAGTAAAAGAAATGGAGGAAGCATCATGAGAGAAATTCTGGCAACCGGGTGGACACTGCCCGAAGTATACCACAAAGCGCTGGTCAAGCTCTCCGGGGAGCCTAGCGGAGAGTGCGGGATAAGCGGCTTGTTAACAAATGAGGCAAGGCTCCGGCAACAGAGTTGTGCGATTTGACGCTGAGACCGTGGCGCAGGCGTTGAAACAAGGGCGTGCGTCGTTGAAGCCTGAGGATGGGCGTGAGTTTGAATATAAGGAGGTTTTGAAATGAGATGGTTTAAGAAACAAAGACCAAAAAGGAATAAAGATTATTTATGCATCGTAGACAAATACGGCACGATGATGATCTTGAGTTATTCAAAAGAGCATGATGGATTCAATTGCTACGACGGCCCAGGCGGAAATGATCATGAAATAAAGGTTAAATATTGGACGCCATTGCCGGAACTGCCGGCAGGACTGAAAGGAGTAAAATCATGATGGCAATCGGTGGAAAGGAGGTTTTGATGAAATGAATTGGCAAAAAGACAAAAGACCGGAAAAGAGCGGATGGTATTTGTGCATCACATACAAGAGCAAAACCATGTCGGTCCTGCATTACTCGAAGAAGCACGACGGGTTTAATTGTTTTGACAGTCTTGATGATAAGAGATGCGAAATGAAGGTTAAATATTGGATGGAGCTGCCGAAGCCGCCGAAAGGAGTAGAGCTATGAGAGAAATTTTAGCAACCGGGCGGACGCTGCCCGAAGCATATCACAAAGCGCTGGTTAAGCTTTCCGCAGAGCCAAGCGGAGAGTGTGGCATGACGATGGAGGTTTTAAATCCCATTGAAGAGCCGAGAATCAGCCGACTTTTTCCGGGTGGTCCGTATGATCTGATGCGGTATGTCTTAGAGATGAACGAAGGCATCATGGATTTTGAGGTTGAGCGCGGGAACTGGCATTATACCTACCACCAACGCTTTGCGCCTTGGCTTGACGGTGCCGCTGATGAGCTTATGCGAGATCCGAACAGCCGCAGGGCTTGTATTTCGGTGCGGGATAATGCGGCGGATGAAGGGAGTACTGATCCGGCTTGTTTGCAATCAATGCAATTTATGATTCGGGACGGCAAGCTTGACATGCACGTGCTGTTTCGGTCAAATGATGCGGTGCGGGCTACATTTATGAATGCCTTCGCTCTGATCTGGATTCAAGACGTCATCGCATCGGAACTCGACATTGAGCCGGGGCGGTACGTTCATAGGGCTACGAATTTCCATGTCTATCCGGAAAGTAGGGGCACATTAGAGGCCTATGTTAAACGGATCTTCTCCGGGAAGGACTTGTATTATCAGCTTCACGGACCTTTTGGATACCAAATGTTTGATGCCGTTCCGGAGATTCGAAAAATGGCCGAGGAACAGAGAGCGAAAGGGGCGAAATTATGATTAATGAGCTGATCATGAAGAGACGTGTGGAGAAAATCAGGAAAACCCTTGTCGCGACATGCCGCACACTGAGAGGCTTGTCCGAATACGAGGATGACTCAGGCGAGGTTCGCGTCAGAGTCACCTTAGACGGCGAGCCTTATGAGCTGACCTTTAAAAGAGTGCAGGAGGTGTGGCATGATTAAAGATAGCGGTGAGCGTACTACATTTGAAACAGGGGCGAACAGAGACATGTCAAAAGGAAAAGGGCGGCTTGATTTGCTGCCCTGTTCCGCGATTTTGGCTTTAGCGCGGCATTGTGAAGCCGGAGCTTTGAAGTATGGTGAAAGAAACGTGGACAAGGGCATACCTCAGCACTCATTCATTGATTCCGGTCTACGGCATTTGTTTAAATACCTCCGAGGTGATCGCGATGAGGATCATCTTGTCGCGGCATTCTGGAATATCGCTTGGGCACTAGAGCAGGAGGAACAGCGGCCTGAAATGCAAGATATTCCGGCGCGAATGAAGAAGATTCTGACATCAGCGGATTATATGGATTTATGCGCCGCGGTCTCGAATAAAATGCCGGATCGGGGGAATGCGGATCATGATTGATGTGGTTATATTCGGGCTTATGTGCATGGCATTGGTATTCTGGCTGTGCATAACGATGAAATGAGGAGGTATGGCTTTGAAGTGGGATAGTATTGCCGCGGAGGATTTGCGGCGGTATCCGGGGCTGTGTGACGCTGTGATCAACTTAACAGATCGGATCAATCTTTTAAAGAGAGAGTCTTTCAGCTTGAAAGGCGCGGCCTTGGATCGGGTGCCGGTCAGTGGTGGCGGCTCTCGGATTGAGGATAAGATTCTCAACAATCTTGTGGAGCGCGAAAAAAAAGAAGCCCTTTTGGCGGCGAATAAGCAGCTGAAAGAAGGGATTGAGCGGGGCTTGGCAGCTCTCGATAAGGATGAAATTAAGGTTCTTGAGGGGCTTTTCATGTATTCCGACCCCGGTGCAGTGGAGAGATTGGCGCGAAGCATCCCTTGCGACCGGGCTACGGTGTACCGTATACGGCAGAGGGCACTGTATAAGTTCACGGTTCATATGTATGGGTTTACGGATTTTTGAAGGGGTGCGTCCTTGACCAAGACAGATGATCCGTGTTAAAATGTGACAGGAGGTCGCTATGATTGAAGAGTTTATAGATTATATTTGTGGTCTTTTGGATATTGAAGTGCCGGAAATACGCATTTTAAAAGGCGAGGCGCTGACGGATACGACTTTGGCCTGCGTCATAGATGGCATTGTCTATATCGTGCGCTTTATTTTTTTTGAGAAGTCTGCAGCTTCTCGATTATTAGATTTTCAATATATTCAGGAGGCCGTCTACGGCCAGCCTCCCAGTCTTCCCACGTTCTCGCCGGTGCTCCGATGAGGATTCGGGCTTCTTTTTGAGAGAGGCCTAAGGCCTCCCTCGTTTCTTTGATTTTACTCGTCATTTTCTTCCTCCATGTTGATAGGCTCCTCAATGTCAGAGAAGAGATCTTTATTCAAGAGCTCTTTGATCTGATCCGAATAGCTCTCCGAAATCTTCTCGTCTCGGATATTCAGTTTCACGTCCGGAATCTCGTCCGGATAAGGTTCGAAACCCGGGCAGCAAAGCGAGAACCAGCCGTTCTCGCTCCAATATGCCCCGGCTGCGCCGGAATAGGTTCTTGCGAACCTTACACCGGCGATCTCGGCCCCTTCATAGAAGAGGTTAAGATCCTCGTCAGCAACCTCCGTCCATACTCTGCCGTGCCGTTCAAGGATTTGATCGATCGTTTCGCGAACGAAATCAATATCCTCGTTTGTCAGATCGATCAGGTTTCCGTAGCATATATGGACGAGATCGGCTAAGAGGAGGTCTTCCCCCTCGTTGTATTTTTCCAGAGGAAGGACGAATTCTTCCTCTTGCTCTTCGAGAAAACAGTCTTCCTCCGCTTTCTTTTCGGCAGCCATAAACTCGTCCCATCCATAGCTAAATGGGATCTCGTCTGCGCCGCAGGAGTCGCAGAGGGCATTGACGAGCTCGTCCTTGTCGGAGAGGTCGTATGCTTCTCCGTCTAGCTTATAGATTCTCACTTCATTGCAAGAATCTTTCTTGTCGGCTCTTGCAAGCCGATCATAATCCTTTGCGGCCTCTTCGATGAGGCCTTCGATCTGTTCCTCGGTAGGATCGAGGATCGGTTCAACAATGTAAAATTCATCGCCGTTGCTTTTGATGGTAATTGCTTCTGCGTAAGTTCTAATCATTTTTCTTCCTCCTTGTCCCTTGACAAGAGGCTTCGATTCTGTTAAAATCGTCTTGACCTCTTGAAGGGGTTCGACATGGCGTAAGGTCTGTTCTTGGTTGGGCGGCCTTGCGCCTTTTATTTTTTCTTTGAGGGGCTTCCCACATTTCTTGATTAAATTATACCACGCATTGCGTGGTCTGTCAATACCTTTTTTGAAATTAATTAAAACTTTGCTGCGACATTTGTGCGACAAAAGTATGGCAAAAATGTGGTATTATATCATTGTGAAATGTTGGCGAGATAATGTTTTTGTGTTTCATTTCTGTATCTCTCTTTTAAACAAACGAAGGAAGCAGGCCGGGGGAAAACGGTGCTGCTTTTTTCGCATGAAGAAAGGTGGTGATCGTATGGCTGAGAGTTCGGGAGAAGGTCTGAACAGGCAACAAAGGGCTTTTGCCGAATTTTATGTAGGCGAAGCAAAGCTAAACAAAAGTAAGGCTTATATGATGGCTTATCCGTCTGCAAAAAAAGGATCGGCGGCGGCAAGTGCGAACAGGTTGTTAAAAAATGATAAAGTTTTAGCATATGTAAAGCATTTAACGGCAGAAGCTATGCGGTCATCGGTTGCTGACGCCGCAGAAGTACTTGAGTTCTTCACGCGGATGATGCGCGGGGAAGAAGAGGAAGAGGAGGTTCTTCTGGACGTAACCGGCGAGAGTTTCACGGTTAGAAAACCGCCGAATAACAACCAAAAGTTGAAGGCTGCGGAAGATCTTAGTAAGTATCATGGGCTTTTGACAGACAAGAAGGAGGTTGACCTTGGCGAGAATGCGAGGGCTGCTTTGACAGAGTTAAGCATTGCTGACAAGAAGAGGGCGATTCGCGAATATATAGAGGAGCATGGCCATGAGTGAAGAAGAGATTTATGATTTGATCTTGTGGGATCAACAGATCCGGGAGACGAGCAACGAAGCTTTTTTGCCATTGTTTGAATGCGAAAGCCGCTTTTTGGTGCTGAAAGGTGGTGGTGGGAGTGGAAAATCAATTTTCGCTGGGAGAAAAATATTGGAAAGAGCGGTGACCGAGAGAGGCCATCGCTTTCTTGTTTGCCGCAAAGTGGGACGCACGCTACGCGAGAGTTGTTTTGTTCAGCTAAGAATGCAGCTTTCGGAGTATTACAGCTGTATACCTTATAAGGTCAATATGTCTGATATGAAGATCTCTTTTTCGCACAACGGCTCAGAGATCCTCTTTTCCGGTCTCGATGACGTGGAAAAGCTGAAATCTATTTACAACATCACCGGAATTTGGATTGAGGAAGCCAGCGAGCTTCTAGAAGGCGATCTGAATCAGTTGGATATCCGTCTGCGCGGCGAGACGGAACATTATAAGCAGATCATTTTGAGCTTTAACCCAATCAGTATCACACATTGGTTGAAGGCAAGGTTTTTTGACCGCTGTCCGGAGAACGCCACGATCCATGAAAGTACCTATAAAGATAACCGCTTTCTTGACGATGAAGCCAAAAAGGTGTTAGAGGATTTCAAAAACAGTGATGAGTATTATTACGATGTTTACTGTCTGGGGCATTGGGGCGTTACCGGGAAAACGGTATTTGACGCGCGAAAAGTGCAGAAGCGGTTGAGCGAGATTGCTTTGCCGATCAGGCGCGGGCGGTATCGCTTTGATTATGACGGACTTAAAATCTCGAATGTGAGATTTGAGGAACGGGAAGATGGTGAGTGTTTGGTCTACAGGGATCCCGAGGCGGGGCATCCGTACATCATCGGATGCGATACCGCAGGGGAAGGCTCAGATAGCTGCGTCATGCAGGTGATTGATGCCTCCGATGGCGTTCAGGTCATGTCTATGGCATCTTCCGACATGGACGAAGATGTATTTGCTCATCAGATTTACGCTGCCGGAACCGCTTATATGACGGCTTTAATCGCCGTAGAAAGTAACTTTTCGACTTATCCTATTCGAGAGTTGGAGCGGTTGAATTATCCGAAGCAATATGTCAGGGAAACCTTTGATAATCTGAAACATGAAGTACGTCTTAGCTTTGGATTTCGGACGGATACAAAGACAAGACCGGTGATTATATCAAATTTAGTGCAACTGGTGCGCGAGAACGTGGAGACGATCAATGACCGGCGCACTTTGGAAGAGATGCTGACCTTTGTCCGTAACGAAGATACCTATAAGCCTGAAGCGGAGGAAGGAGCTCATGATGATGCTGTTATGGCATTGGCGATCGCCCATTTTGTTCGAGGGTCCGGCCAGCAGAAGGTGACGGTCAACAAAAGCGAGTGCTTTGCCGAGTGGTCAGAGAGCATGTTTGAGGATTTCCGCCGGGCGAAAAAGGAAGACCGGCAGAAGATGATTGAAAAGTGGGGGAAGCCTAAACAATGGAGAACAAATTAAGAAAGTGGCAGAAGCGCCTTTCGGTCGCTGACGATGCTTACAAAAAATTTTCATCTGCATTTGATGATCGAGAGCGGCTTGTGAAGGGCGAGAACAGGATTGAGCCATGTTGTGAGGGAGACGTAACGCACAAGGCGTACCATGTGCGGAATATCGCGGCGGAGCTTATCGAATCGCAAGTAGACACTGCGATACCAATGCCGAAGGTCACACCAAGACATAAGGAAGACGAGCCTCTGGCTAAGATCATTGAAGACATGCTTATCGATGAGCTGGATCGAATGCCGATGGAGGCCATTAATGACATGGCCGAACGTACCGTGCCGATTCAGGGCGGTTGTTTCTATCTTTTTGAGTGGGATAACAGTGAACGTACTCAATCAACCATTGGTGATATTACGGCTCAGTATCTTCATCCAAAGCAGGTGATTCCTCAGGAAGGGATTTATACCTCCGTAGAGGATATGGATTATATCTTTTTGAAGCTGCCGCAGACCAAGAAGTACATTGAAGAGCGGTACGGCGTGGATATGTCCAGTGAAGGCGAGGAAGAACCGGAAATCCGGTCGGCGGATGGAGAATCCGAGAGCAACAGTCTTGTGACTCAATATATCGCTTTTTACCGCAACAAAAAGGGCGGCATCGGTAAATACAGTTGGGTCAACGATATCGAGTTGGAGGATCTAGAGGACTACCAAGCCCGCAGGCTTCGGAAATGCAAGAAGTGCGGTGCATTGGAGCCTTTGGATTCGGTGCCTCTGGAGAAGCATTCTGAAGACGGAAAGCATCCCGATGGGGATCGTGCCGGTACGGGGTATGATCTGGATGATGATACAGATATTGATGACAGGCCCGTTTCCAACGGGAAGAAGCAGAAATGCCCTTATTGTGGCGGCGCTGTGTTTGAGGAATCTCAGGAAGACTTTGAAACCATATGGAATCCGAAGGTTTCCACAATGGGGGTAATGATCCCCGGCGCAGAGCGTGTGCCGGTGCAGGCGATGGATGATATGGGGAATCCTGTTGAGGAAATCATAGAAAAGCCTACCGTGATTCCGTACTACAAGCCGGATATTTATCCGGTGATCCTTCAAAAGAGCGTGTCCTGCTTTGGCCAGCTCTTGGGTGATAGCGATATTGACAAGATACGCAGTCAGCAGAACAGCGCGAACCGTTACGCGGCGAAGCTCTTTGATATGACATTGAAAGCAGGGTCTTTTGCTACATTGCCCTCTGATGCTACGGTAAGCACGGACAATGAGGACATGAAGATCGTGCGGTTGGAAAGTGCTGCAGAAAAGCAGATGATTGATGTCTTTGATATGCAGCCCAGCGGAGATGCCATTACGGCGTTATACAACCTTTACAGCGGCGTTTACGAAGAAGCCCGACAGGCCATTGGTATCACCGATAGTTATCAAGGGCGAAGAGACAGCACAGCCACCAGCGGCAAGGCAAAGGAATTTGCGGCGCAGCAGAGTGCAGGACGGCTGGAAAGTAAGCGCGTGATGAAGGAAGCCGCATATCAGCAGATATTTGAAGCGATCTTTAAATTTAAGCTGGCATACGTTGATGAGCCTCGATCAATCATTGCTCATGATGAAACCGGCGGGACGAAGTACGAAACCTTTGACCGATATGACTTTTTGAAGCGGGATGAAGCCGGGCAGTGGTATTGGAACGATCAGTTTCTTTTCTCCTGCGACAGCTCAACGCCTTTGGCGCGTGATAAAGAATCTCTTTGGCAGGAAACGAGAATGAACTTCCAGCAGGGCTGTTATGGCGATCCTTCCCAATTTGATACTTTGATTCTCTTCTGGTCAAAGATGGAGGAATACCATTATCCAGGGGCTTCCGACACGAAAAAATACCTGCAGAAGAAGCAGCAGGAGCAGCAGGCCATGATGATACAGCAACAGGCTATGCAGCAGCAACAGCAGCAAATGGCAATAGAGCAGCAGGCAATGGTAGAGAACGAAAAAAGAGATGAGCAGGCGGCAAAGGCCGCCGAAAAGATCTTAGACAAGGCGGTGAATGGAAATGGCGGTGAGGAAACCGAGACCAAAAGCTCCGACAAGTCGCGTTAAAGGCGACAAAAAAACGAAGTAAATGTTTTTAGCTATATATCAGTTTTAAAACGAAAGGAGGTGCGAAGTATGGCTGATAAAGGTTATGCCGGTAAGATCAAGAACTCCGGCTCTCAGGTGGTACAGGCTCCCTACGCGGGCAAATCCACCGCCAAAGGTACCGTAACGAAGGGCAACGACCTTAGAAGCGGTAAATAAGGTTGTGTCAAAATACGCAACATTGCGCATTGAATAGCGGAAAAATCTATTGCATTGCATTAAAAATGGCAATTTTAAACACATTCGCAGGAATAGCGTAAAAATCCGAGAGGAGCAAATAGAGTATGGCAGATGATTATGGCTTTGACGCGATCTTTGAAAATGAAGGCGTAAACGATGATCCCGCCGCCGAGGATCAAGAAGAGATTGAAGAAGCAGATGAAGAGATCGAAGAAACCGAAGATGGTGAGACTGAACCTGATGACGATCAGGAAGAGGAATTGGAGCAATCCGAAGAGGATAATGCACGGTATGCGGCTGCGAGAAGGAAGGCTGAGCGGGAACGCGATGAAGCCGTGGCTGAAAAGGAAAGAGAATTTGAACATCTTCTTTCCATGATGGGGGTGCATAACCCTTACACCGGAGAGGTCGTAAGAGACGTTAATGAGCTGCGTGCCTGGGCGGATCGCTACAGCAAGGAACAGCAGGAGGTCGCTGAGAATCGGCTGAGAGAGGCCGGTCTCTCCGATGAAGATGTTATGGCTTTAGTGAGCCAGCACCCATTAGTGCGAAAAGCCGCCGAAGACAAGGCGCGGTTGGAGGCTCTGGAAAGAAAGGTTGATCATGAGCGGTTGCAGGGCGTATTTAACGCCGAACTGAAGGAAATTCAGAAGTACGATCCTTCGATCAAAACGCCGGATGACTATTTCAATCACGAGAAGCACGAAGAGATGGAGGCGTTGGTGAAGAGAGGATACCGGATATCCGATGCCTATTACATCGCCAACAAAAATTCCATCGCACAGCGTACCGCTGCGGCCTCGGCTCGTGAGACGGCAACAAATATCCGAGGCAAAGATCATTTAGACAAGAGTAAATCAAGAGGTGACGGCGGTTTTGATCTGGATGCGGATACGATTGCTCAATTTAAAGCTTTGAACCCGCACGCCACCACGGAAGAAATCAGAGCCTTTTGCGAGAAAGACTCAAAGCGAATGAAGAAAGGAAGAAATTAAAATATGGCTTTTTTATTACACAGTATTGATGACGGCCATGTGCCTGCTTGGGAATACCTGCCGGCTGGCGCGATCACTCCCAAGGTTGGCATGGCCTTAACTCAGACCTCTGGCAATCTAGCGATTGCTACCGCGGGCACTGCGCCTACTTACATTTCGATGGTGGAGAAGGACGCGGCTTGCACCACCGGCGATGTGATCCCTGTGATCCGAGTATCGAAAGATATGATTTTTGAAACCACCTTTTCCGCCGCGGCAACTTCATTGAACGTTGGCGATAAGGTAACCTTGCACGCATCCAACGGCATGCAGATCACTGCAAGCAAAACCGAAAGCGGTGCAGACAGCTCCACCATCAACGGTGTTGCGGAAATTGTATCTATGGACGGTACCGCTATTGGCGATAGCGTGAGAGTGAGATTCTAAGGAAGGGGAAGAAGAATGGCAAATATTACTTTTAGTGAAGGCAGCGGCCTGAATGACAGCATCTACGGCAAAAGTCAGGCCCCTATACGTATGATGATTGAGCATCGCGCGGAGTCTTTTGAAGAGAAATCCGTATTGGAACATCTTTTTATGAAAGATCCCTCTAACCATTGGGCTGAGAAATACACTTCTATGACTGCAATGGAGGGCTTTGAACCTGTTGGCGAAAACGGCGCTCATCCTATTGATGGTATGCAGGAAGGTTACAGCAAGACTCTGGAGCATGTGACTTGGAAAAATTCTTTCTCTATTTCCAGAGAAATCATGGAAGACGGCAAGCTGATGGATCTTAAAAAGAAGCCTGCCGGTTTTGTGAAGTCTTATTATCGCACCAGAGAGAATTTCGGCGCGGCAATGGTTGCCTCAGCATTAAAGGGTGAAACCTCCATGAAATTCAAAGGCTGGAAGTTTGACACTGCCTGCGCGGACGGCAAGGCTCTCTTTTCCTCGGATCATCCTTCTAAGGTTAAAGGCGGCAAACAGAGCAATCTTTTCAAAGATGCTTTCTCTAATGATGCCTTGGCTGCGATGGAATGTAAGATGCAGCAGTTTAAAGGTGACACCGGTGAACTTCTGGATGTGGTGCCGAACACCATCATTATCCCCAACGATGCAACTTTGAAGAAAACCGTGTTTGCGGCTATCGGCGCGGATAAAGATCCTGCGACTTCCAACAATGGCTTCAACTTTACCTTTGGTCGCTGGAATGTGGTAATCTGGAATTATTTGAACCAGTACATTACCGCAGGTACTGCGCCTTGGATCCTTGCCGACCTCGACTACAATGAGGAGTACGGTGGCGCAATCCTTACGGATCGTACTGCCTTAGAGGTGAGATCCTCCATTGATGAAAACACTGATGCCAATGTATGGAGAGGTTATGCTCGCTTCACTGCCGGTTTCAATGATTGGAGGGCTTTTGCTGCTGGTGGCGTTTCCACCGGCGATCAGATGATTTCCGGTTCTTGAGTATAAGGGTAGATAAAAGGGGCGAAAGCCCCTTTATCTTTTTATAAGGCGGTGATCCTATGACAATAAAAGAAATCATTGATAACGTTGACGATTTAAAACCCAATGCCTTTTCATATGAGCAGAAAACCCGATGGATTTCGGATTTAGAAGGGCAGATTCAGGCGGAGATTCATCTGATCGCGCCTCCGGACATTGTGAAGTATGTTTGGCATAAGGAAGTGACGGTCACCGGTGTAACGTTCCCTTCCAGTCGCACGATGCAACTGCCGGAAGAGGTAGACTTCCCCGACTTTGGCCGCGTGACGATAGAGGGCTTAATCTCGTATGCAGGCAACAACGGCACCTTTGAACTTCGCAACAGTGCCGGAGATAAGCTTATTTTTGAGGATGACACTTTTACAACCGGGAGCGTTCCGGAGACCGGAGAGGCGAAAATAACCTATGACGGCAGCGGTGTGCAGACAATCTGCAATCCGCCTCACGAGAAGTTGTACATCTATTATTTGTTGGCGATGATCGACTTCCATAACGGAGAGTACGACCGTTACGCAAATACCTTGGAAATGTTTAATTCCATGTATTCAGCCTACTGCAAGTGGTTTACTCATCATTACGACCCCGGCACCGGCGCTTGTTTTTAGAAGGGCTATTACCTCTCAGCCTATGGGCTGGCGGTAAAGCTGGGCTTTGCAGGCTCCGAGGAGCAATGGCTTGCCTCGCTGCAGGGTCAGCAGGGCGAAAAAGGTGAGCCGGGCAAAGACGGCAAGGATGGGAAAGACGGGGACGGCGCTTGCGGATGTGAAGCAATCCCTTACTCTCAGCTTTTGACCATGATTAACGATATTTTTTAAGGAGGAATCATATGGCATTTTTAGACCAAGATGGCTTGTCTGTTGTTCTGTCGAGTTTAAAGACAAAGCTTACGGAGTTGTATAATACTCTGTATGCGGCGAAAAGCCATAGCCATAGCTACACGGATTTGACAGACAAACCGACTATCGACACGGCTTTATCAGGTACTTCGACAAATGCCGTGCAGAATAAAGCAATTCACGCCGAGTTAGAGAAGAAGGTCAATACTTCCGATATCAAGGATAATCTGACCTCTACCGACACAAACAAACCCCTCTCCGCGGCTCAAGGGAAAGCTTTGAAAGATGCGATTGACGGCATCAATACGGATATCGGCAACCTGGGCGGCGGCGATATGATGAAGGCTACATATGACACCAATAACAACGGGGTTGTAGATAACGCCGAAAAGCTAAATGGAGAAGCTCCGGGCTATTACCTTAAATTGGCAAATATGACCGGAGACGCTACCCATCGCACCATTACCGATGAGGAACGAACTGCCTGGAACGCCAAGAGTGATTTTAGCGGCAGCTATAATGATTTAACGAACAAGCCAACGATACCAACGAACAATAACCAGCTAACCAATGGAGCCGGGTATCAGACGAAAACGCAAGTGAATAACCTTATCAAATCCGCTACCTCAAGGGTTATCGAATACGGCGGTTCTACGGATATTGTAGGGCTTCCCGATTTGGCGATAGCGGCAAACGCTTATAAGATGTACAACATCACGGAAGGGTTTTCGACTACTGCACAGTTTCTTGAGGGCGCAGGCAAGAGCTATCCTGCCGGCACCAACGTTGTAGTTATCCCCAATTCGGCAGAAACAGCGTATGTGTTTGATATCTATACAGGCTCCTTTGCCATGTCCGCGTTAACGGCATCGGAAATCAATGCCGCATTTGCAGCAGCGGGGTATTGATATGGGTTTTGTTGACAATGATGCACTGGTTGCAGTGCTTACAAGAATCATTGAAACTTTTGCCACAAAAGAGGAGTTGGAAGCCGTTGAAGCCGGTGGGGTTACTGTTGATGCGGCGCTTTCTGACACCTCGACAAATCCGGTACAGAATAGGGTAATAAAAGCCGCTTTGGACGGTAAGTCGAACAGCGGGCACTACCACAGCGCGGGAGATATTACGTCTGGCACACTGCCTGTGGCAAGGGGCGGCACAAACAGAGCTTCATGGCAGGCAAACAGGCTTATCTACCCGACACAAGGTCTTCAAGGCACTACGGCTTTTGACCAACTCATACATCCGACCACCGATGGAGGATTCTTGCGGCAGAACAAGACGGGAGCCCCTTTTTGGACGAAGCCAACGGATGTGTTGAGCGCGATCACTTCCGATACGGATTGGCTCACTTATAGCACGACCTATCCTTGTGTTCAGTACAGAGTGGTCAACAATATTATGTATCTGAGGGCTTATTCCGATAATCAAAAGAACTTATCTGCCGGAGCGTATACGACTGTTGGCAGGGTACCGACAAGCTATAAACCTTCGGTATCAATTTATTTCCCTGCAAACACAGTCGGTGGCGGCAAGGCTATTGACGGCTTTGTGGGGACGGACGGATACATTAAGCTTTATTCCCAAGTATCAACGGGTTACTGGGCGTTTAGCGTATCGTATCCGATTTAAAAGATTGGAGGAAAAAATTGGCAGTTAAAACAGTATCAATTAAGACTTTGGGGCGAGATTACAAAATCTCTCCCCATTTTAAATTAAGTGAAATGGCCTGTAAGGACGGAAGCGACAAGGTGCTTTACTCCACAGAGCTGATGGCAAAGCTGGAAGAGCTTAGAGCCTACGGCGGCTTTACCGTGTCCATTAACAGCGGGTATCGCACCCCGGCTTACAATAAAAAGATCGGCGGTGCCAGCTGTTCCCAGCACGTTTTGGGAAACGCGGCGGATATCGTCGTTCGCAAGGAGGGCAAAGTGGTGGATACGAAAAAACTCTGCTGCCTTTGTCAGAGTCTGGGCTTTAAGGGCATCGGCTATATTTCCGTCAATGCTATCCACGTGGATATGAGAACATCCGGTTCTTATCGCGGAGATGAACGCCGGGGTTATGGCGGCAACGTAAGTGACTTTTACAGGTATTTTAATATCGGCAAAGCCGAAATCGAAGCGTTAAAAGCTTCACAGGAGCCGGTTAAGTCGGCAGAAAATAAGGAGGTTGGAGCAGTGACGCAGACTGATTTTAACACGATGATGAATAACTGGATTGCGGCGCAGGCGGCGAAGGAGCCGGGGGCATGGAGTGCCGATTCCCGGGCATGGGCTGAAAGCAACGGCATTATTAAAGGTACCGGTGCGGGTATGTCCTATGGTGCTTACTGTACTCGGGAAATGATGATTGAATTTTTGTACCGGTTCAGCAGGTTGACTGAATGCGGCGTATCGGATGCCGAGGGTGCGGCCATGATTAATGCCATGATTAAAGCACTGGAGGATCTGAAAAAATGACGGAAGCTGTTGTTGGTTTAATCGGCATACTCGGCGGCATCCTGCTTAACCGGATCTTTGACCGGTTGAACAGGAAAGACAAGGTTAACACGCTGGAAAAAAAGATAGAGGTATCAGAAGAGGAGCGCTGTCTCCTCTGCTATGGCTTGGCAGCCTGCCTTGATGGGCTTACACAGTTAGGCGCGAATCATACGGTACCGGTTGCGAGAGAGAAGCTGGATAAGTATTTGAACAAGAAGGCTCATGGAATGGAGGACTAAAAAATGAAAATTGAATCTGGTACGATCGCAAGAACGATCGTTTTGTTTGTTGCTTTGCTGAACTCGGTGCTGACGATGTGCGGCGCGAATCCTTTGGATATCAGCGATGACACTATTTACAGTATTGTTTCGGCCGTGTTTATGATTGGGTCCGCCGTTTGGTCTTGGTGGAAAAATAACAGCTTCACTGCAGCGGCCAAAGAGGCGGATGAGTACATGAAGCACATAAGAGAGGCGAAATGATATGCATAAATGCGGCACTTTTCGCGGATCTCCTCCGCATTTTTGCAAAGGATCGGAGCTTTCGGCATATGCCATCGCGGTAAAGAATGGTTTTCGCGGCACGGAATCGGAATGGCTTGATGCGCTGAAAGGCGATCCCTTTGTTTATGAAAACTTTACTTCGGAGCAGTTAGCCAAGCTGAAGGGCGCAAAGGGCGATAAAGGCGATCCTTTTGTTTTTGATGATTTTACGCCGGAACAGTTGGCGATGCTGCGGGAAAATATTGTTGCTGATGCGGAGCTGTCCTCCACATCGACTAACCCTGTCCAGAATAAGGCGGTGTATGCCGCGTTCAGTAATGTGAATAGCGATATCAATGGTTTGCAGGAAGCAATGCCTACGCCGACACAGAAAGAAGCATGGAATGCTAAAAGCGATTTTAGCGGCAGCTATAATGACCTGACGAATAAGCCTACAATCCCGGTGGTCGATGCTGCGCTTTCTGCAACTTCTGCAAATGCGATACAAAACAAAGTTGTGAAAGCTGCTCTGGATAAGAAGGTCACGAAAGAGGACAGCGGTTGGATTGCTTACACAATGAGTTACGGTGCTCCTGTGGAGTATCGAGTGAAAAACGATGTAGTATTTCTCCGCGGATACTCTGTAGGTGTGCGAACTTTAACGTCTGGCTTGTGGACAGAAGTTGGATTCGTTCCTTCCACACAATGGCCGTCTAAGGATTGGTATTTTACGGCGAATGTACTTGAGGGTGATGGCGTGATTCAAGGAAAAGTAAGTGCCGAAGACGGATACATTCATCTTTACTCTACCACCGTTGTAAATAACTGGTGTTTTGGGACTTCGTATCCCTTGGCGTAAGGAGGTATTATGAATTGGACTTTAGAAGATCCGCCTCGGCTCACCGGTAATGCCGAGATGGATATTGCGGCGTTAGCGGAGTATGTGCGGCGCATGAACGAATTGCTGGAATACATTATTCCGCATTTGTCGAAGGGGGAGGGACTGTGATGTGCTGAGGGTAAGTAATGATAGATCTAATAGTAAGAATTATCAGGTAATCTTTGGCGGGCTGGATGCCCGCCGAGGTGCCGGGGATGGCACGATTGCTGCCATGAAAAACCTTAGCTCCGATGAATATCCATTGGTTTCTCCCAGAGATAAGCGATATACGGTGCGTACGTTCGCTGGAAATATCAATGGGTATCTGTGTCATGATGGACATGAGTTTGTCTGCGCCGGGAGTTATTTGTATGCGGATGGCAAGGTGTATGACTATAATTTAAGCAGTAAAGAAAAGAGCCTGGCCATCGTGTCCGGCAAGCTTATGATCTGGCCTGATAAAGTTTATTTTGATCTCACGGCGTTAACATCGCAAGGTGCCTACGACTCTTTCATATCCCTAAATGAAGCCCTTGCTGATTTTCCTGATGACGATATAGGTGGGCTTTACATGGTAAGGCGAACGATGACGGGGCATTATGGACTGTATCGTTACAGTGGATCGAGAGACGATAACGGAGACCGTATTTGGACATTCGAGAGAGATGTAGTGAAGGGGATATCCTATAATATGGGCGTTGGGTCGGCAAAGTTTTTGAGGTATGGCGAAATCTACGGAGAGAAGGCCGAAAACAATTGCCTCTGGATGTCGTATAGTTACGGCGAAACGATGTATGATCTCGTTCGCGTGGGGGATGCGGTGCAGATATCCGGATGTACAAGGGTTCCAAGTAATAACAAAACAGCGGTGATTCGAGATATGAAGCTGGTGGAAAATGATGGCCTCTACTTGTATTTTGACGAAAACTGCTTTGAGCAGGGGGCATCGTATTACACATATACGGCGGATGCAGATTTAAATGCTTCGAGTACCACAGGGGTACACTTGGCGTGGACTCCGGTATTTGCATTCTTTGGTGATGGCAGTTGGAGATACTTTGAACTGCCATCAAATACGCCAAAGGGGACAAAATTTTCATGGGACGTGATATCTACCAAGCTGAAAATGCAGCAACCGGGAAGCGATACCGCAACAGAAATTAACTTTTTGCCGCCGCTCAGCGGCAATAGTAGTTACGGAAATTTAAAAACCTTGGAATTTCAACCTGAGATTGGTAGCGGTACTTCGGAATCAGATATAAATCTGAATCGAATTGCGCCGGATCTGGACGCAATCTTTGAACATGATAACCGGCTTTGGGGCTGCAAAGGCTCTGAAATCTACTGTTCCAAGCTTGGTGATCCGATTAACTTCTATGTTTATGAGGGACTTAGCACTGATGCGTGGTTTATTGATGTTGGCGGTGACGGTGATTTTACCGGCGGTTGCTCTTATTTAGGACGGCCTATTTTTTTTAAAGAAAACGCTATCTACAAGGTGCACGGAACAAAGCCCAGTAATTTCGAAACCTCTGATACTATGACGCTGGGTGTGGAAAGCGATAGCGGAAAATCTCTTGCTATTGCAGGGGAAACGCTATTTTACCTCTCTCGGCATGGCGTAGTGGCGTATAATGGCGGCGTGCCTTCGGTGATCAGTGCTCCCTTGGGGCTAAAGAAGTTCAAGAATGCCGTTGGCGGCAGTGATGGCTTGAAATATTACGTATCTATGACAAGCGGGAGCACGGCGGGGTTGTACGTCTACGACACACAAAAGAGATTGTGGCACAGGGAAGACGATTTGAACGCAGACGGATTCGGCTGGTACGAGGACGCACTGAGGGCTGCTACGAAGGACAAGAAGGTGCTTACGGTAAGCCGAGTCTATGATGCTCCCATTAACTCAACAGCGGAAACAGCGGTAGGCTGGGAGCTTGTCACTAATTGGATTGTAGAGAATTCCCCGGAGAAAAAGACGATTAGCAAAATTCATATTCGCATGGATATGGAAGCAGGGAGCAGCGCAGATATCTATATTGACTACAACAACGGTAAAGGCTGGAAACTTGTAAACCAGTTGAACGGAAAAAAGAAAACGGTGTATACGGACCGGTTGCGAAGCTTTTATTTGCCGGTGATTCCGGAGCGGTGTGATAACTTCCGCTTAAAGATGACCGGAACCGGTTGGTTTGCGCTGTACTCCTTGGCGATTGAATACTATGATGGCAGCGGATATTAAAGAAAGGGGAAGATATGGCGGTTAAGAAGAACTCAAATTATACTTATGATGACTTTACAAAGCGGCTGGAAAGTAGCGGTACAAACTTTTCCGATGCGGATTTGAAACTGGCAAGGCAAAACCCTGATGCAGGCATGAGCCTGATTGGTTACAAAGAGGATTATGCGAGAGCCTCTACGGACGATGCTCGCGCTATGGCAAACGCCAAAGCAAATTCTCTCCGCAGTGCATACGGCGGTTATACCGGTGGAGAGGACGGAAGCAGGTATTTTCTGGATAATCCTACTCCCTCCTCTTACCAAACCGAGGATTTTTCCTATTCTCGGCAAGGGGATCTCGATGGCGCAACAGACAAGATGGTAAATCGGCAGGAATGGAGCTATAATCCGAATACGGATCCTTACTGGCAGGCGGCGAAAAAGCAGTATTTGCGAGAGGGTAACCGGGCAATGCAAGACACGATGGGAAACTATGCCGGAATGACCGGTGGGATGCCCTCTACGGCTGCGATCTCGGCAGCGAACCAGGCAAGCAATTACTACAATTCTCAGCTTACAGACAAGTTGGGAGAATATATGAATCAGGATTATCAGCGTTATATTGATAGCGTTGGGCTTGATTTTGATACGCTCTCTGCTTTGAAATCTTTACGCGATACGGAGCGGGCAGATTATGATGCTGACCGGAACTATGGCTACAGCCAGTGGACGGATAATCTTGCCTATCGCGATGAGCGGGAGCAGGCAGATTACGACCGCAAATGGAATGAAGATGCCCGAACTTATGAGAGGGATAAGTATGAGAGAGAGTATAGAGATGATCAGTTAAGGAGCCTTTACGATCTTTATATGGAGCGCTATCAGCTTACCGGTGAAAGTAAGTGGATGAAGATGGCAAATGAGATGCTGAGCCAGATAGATACAATCGGTGCCTATCAGAACATGACAGAGCAGGAGGCTGCTTTGGCTGCTGCGACAGCTTCCGGAGGCGGCTCTTCCGGTGGCTCCGGCAAGTCCTCCGGAGGTTCCGGCAGTTCTTCCAAAGATTCATCCGGTTCGAGTGGCACCTCCGATGGCAATAGCAAACGGACTGCTTTTGAATTGGGAGTAAAAGCCGGCGTAGACCAGAACAAAGCCGCTTCGGGCAGAGGGCTCACTGACTTTGAAAAAGAAGTAAGAGCCGGAATGAAGCAAAATGAAGCAGCAAGGAAGAAAAAATAAGGAGACGGTGAATGGCTTCAAAAGACGGATATAAGCGCAGACAAACCAATAACGACAAATCTGGCACAGCAAAGAAGGTCGCAGCATCAGCTGCGGCCTCTTCTGCTAAAAAGGCGGTAGAGAAGGCCGCGGCCAAAGGGAAAGCGAAAGCAAAGACAAAGGCTTCTTCCGGGAGGACAACTGCGGAAAAACAACGCGGCAGCAGTGTGGCGGAAAACAATGCAGGCGCCCAAACACAGAAGAAAAG